ATTCATACTACGCAGCAGACACCTCCGACGTCGGCCTTGCTGAGTTTTTCGCTAGGCCCATTGTCATTGGGTCTGTCCCTTGGGTCAGCAATTCCGCCACTGTCGTGTTAGGGCTCACTTTGGATCCGTGGCGATTGTTTTTCTCCAATCCACGAGTCGTTAACAGGATTTGCAATTACCGCAATCTTAGATGTAATCTTAAGGTTAAAGTCATGATAAACGGGTCCCAATTTCACTTTGGCAGGGCTATAGTGGCGCATTCGCCTTTGGGGGCACAAGATGAACTATTAAATGTGCAGAGTATGACTCAGTTGACGTCTCTACCTCACATTCTTCTTGATCCTTCCACTAGTCAAGGTGGCGTCCTGGATATTCCTTATTTGCATTTCTGGAATTCGTACGACATAGTAAAAAGTGATTGGCAAGGACGTTCGTCTGTGATATTAGCAGCGCTGACTCCCTTGGGACATTTAGCGGGAAACACTGAAAATGTCACAATCACTTTCCTGGCTTGGGCCGAGGATGTCCTGTTATCTTGCCCCACCAGCTCTGAACCTGCCGGTATTGTCCCACAATCGGGAGACGAATATGGTAAGGGTATTGTTTCGCGTCCTGCGTACGCTGTTGCTCACCACGCAGGGCTTTTGAAACATATTCCTTTTTTGCGTCCATACGCTACGGCTACTCAGATAGGAGCCGGGGCAGTGGGAGACATTGCCCGCATGTTTGGGTTTTCTCGCCCCACCAATGTTTCGGAAACCAGGTATGCCAAACCGTTACTCACACAGACGTTGGCCAATGTGGATACTAGCGATACCATTCCTAAATTGTCTTTTGATTCAAAACAGGAAACTACTGTCGACCCCCGGACTGTGGGACTGGGACCTACGGATGCGATGGCCTTCTGTAACATTGTCAATCGGGAGGCGTACTTGACTCAATTTACCTGGTCACAAGCCAACGGAATTCCAGGGGTGATGCTTTTTAACATTGGGGTCAACCCATGGGCATGGAACGAGGGCAGGCAGACTACTCCTGGCAAGCAACCCTATGACCTCCCCCCGTGTGCATTTGTCACTATGCCTTTCCGGCGATGGAGGGGAACAATGAGATATAGATTCCAATTTTGTTCCTCTATAATGCACAGGGGTCGCGTGCGTATTTCGTATGATCCTGCTTTTGCCCCTTCGGGCAATACAGAGTACAATACTGCCATGACAGAAATTGTGGATATCGGCTCTAACAACGATTTTACAATTGAGGTCGGTTGGCACAACCCCAAATCTTATTTGGGGGTGCCCAAGCCAGGTACCCTGCCCATCACTAGTTTGTACGGGACCGTTCCCCTTCCTGCCACAGCTGCGGATCTACACAACGGAGTCATATATGTACATGTTATGAACGAATTGACCACTCCAGCCACGTCGCCTGGGGTAAACAATGACATTAAAGTCAACGTTTTTGTTTCTGCCAGCGATGATTATGAAGTCTTTGACCCGGATCCTGCTTTCATGGAGAATTATTTGTATTTGCCACAATCTGGTGTTGAAGATGTAATTTCCGATTCTTCGGCCCCGCTTGGGGCTCCGGTTCTGCGGGTATTCGGAAATAAATGCCAGCCCAATCACGCCATCAGTCATTACGGTGATCCGATCGTTAGCATTAGGTCAGCCATTAAAAGGTATGTGTTTTATCGCCGTACTATAAGCCCCCAGATCATAGCAGGCTTTCCGTTTTCATGGATTTTTACGCAGAGCTCCATCCCATGGCTAAAAGGCAAAGGACCAGCGGGTAACGTGGGCGGCGTCAGCTATGTACACATGACGCCCATGACTTACTTTGGTCCGGCTTTCATGGGCTGCCGGGGGGGAATAAGGCATAAATTCATGCTTATGTCTTCTGCACCCCAAACTAGCATTGTAGGACAGATTACCCGTTCTACTTTTCAAGGAACAGAAAGCAATGTTCTTGTTCCTTTTGCTTCCCCAAGTGATGTCTTAGCCAACCGCTCTGCATGCTGGGCAGGGGGAGCTATAGTCAATACCTCCATATCTCCCATGATTGAAGCCGAAATTCCTTATATTTCCGACCGTAGATATAGGATTTGTAGATATAAAGATCAAGCATCATCAGCTGGAGGTTCCGACGGATACATGCGAGTTGAATGCACTTTCGCTTCGTATCCTACTGCTGGGAAGATGTATGCCGATGACTATATCTCGGCTGCAGATGATTTTAGCTATTTCTTTTTCCTCTGCGCTCCCAGTCTTTATAGAGGAGTCCTCGTCTAAACATGACCTAGGACCCCTGTATTTGTATATTTGTGTAATATAATGCCAACAGTCACACTGTAATCCTACGAGTAGCCCGTAGGTGCGGCACTAGTCGCGAGAAGCCTTTTAGGTATTCCCATTTAAATTTTTAACGTAAGTTTTTTGTTCCAATGGGTTGTACCCTTTGAGCTTCTTTTTT